TTCAAATAGTTGTGTATTTTCTGGTGGATTGAAGATGACTCTTTCGATTCCTGTCGAAATTCCACCAATTTGAATACCAGTAGTACCAATACCGATATTCTTCTCGATACCATAGTGTGGTGTAAGATCGATATCTGGGTGATTGAGTTCTCCCGATATTCTGAAAGACTCGTATAGTTTATTGATATTTCCTAATGTACCAGTTCCAAATGGTACAAAATCAGGTAGTTTGAATGCAAGACCAGCCTGACCATTGATTTGGAATGGTGCATATGAATAGTCATCAGTGATCTGAGTTAGATCAGTTACTACTGTCGTTGATAGTTTATAAGCAGAACTCCACTTAGCTGCAGGACCAGAACCGAAGTTGACGTAATCTCTTTGTCCTTCTGTTGCATTTGTAATAAACTCGTTTAGTAGAGTTTGTCCTGCTGCACCTGCAACATAAGCCAATGCATAATTATTATTTGTAATATATTGACCATTTACTGGATTACCAAATCCAGTGTAGTTACAGTAGAATCTGAACTGATCAGTCCAATTATCAGAATCAACTCCACTATCAACCCATCCAGTTACAAAGTCTACGCCATAGACCTTGAGTGGTTCATAGTAGACGATTTCTGTTCCGACGCCAACAATACTGATACCACCAGATGCAGTATAAAGACCCTTGGAGAAACTCCAAGATCTTCCAACACCTGGCTCTGGAAGCCATGGATAGGACTCTTGTGGACTGAGACCATTGACAATGTTGAATAGTCCGAATGGATATGTTGTGACAGCTGGTTCACTAGGAATAAATGATCCAAATCCAATAATTGGGCCCCAAACTTCTGATGGGGTATAAAGTTCTGTGATTAGACCCCAATCTTCGTAACCATTATAGACTACAGAATCTGTAATCAATCCATTTTCAATTTCGTCAACAATTACTACATCAAATTCATCATAAACCTTGGTGATGGACTCTGCAGCACCACTGAGTAGTGGGATATTTCCAGAACCAACGTAGTCGTTGATCTTATCTGCATCAGCGGTATCAGATAGACGGAATGCATAAGTTCCGATGCCGATATTCTTCTCGATACCATAGTGTGGAGTATAATCGACAAATGGATGTACAAGTGGAGTTCCAGAAACTGTGATAATACCACTACTGACATCCAATGGCTGTGGATATAGGTGATCTCCAGGGTTGATACCATATACCTGGATTTCTCTACTTGGAGCAGTACCAGAAAGTGTAAGAGCAACACCATAACTGAGTGGATTTGTTGATCCTGTTCCGGCTAGTGGATAGACAGACTCCGTAAATCCGAATCCAACCAACTGTTCGAAGTCAAGTTGTCCAGTTGGAGCTGCTGCAACGTATCCCCAATCTCCGAAGTCTGGATCATCTTGAACTGGGGGTTCAAGAATGTTACCAATATCCGTCTCAGTGAATATCTTGATCGAAGATTCATTATAAGAAGCAGTGAAGGATTCTGCCGCTCCATTAAGACCATAAAGTGATCCAGAACCACTATAATTTCCTTTGGCGAATGCAAATGTTCTACCAACACCGGGGCCTGGTGGTAACCATGGATAAGATTCTTCTGGACTGAATCCTGTAATAATATTAAACAGTCCAGTACCAGCGAGAGATGGAATGAAGAATAGAGTACCGTCTTGACCACTTAAGGTCGTTTCTGGGACTTTTAAGGACGCTCTGGAGAGGTTTATGTTACCTAGGTCACCTGATGTGGAATCTGCAACATAATCTGGTAATTTGAATAGTGCTCCACTCTCACCGTTTATATTAACAAATACTGCCCAAGTATATGATTCTGTTAATTGATTGAAGTCTGTTATTTGACCTTTATAGACATACTCGGATGTCCATTGTTGTGCTACACCAGAGTCAAAATTTATATAATGATGGTCTCCATCTGAAGCATTAGAGAGTATATAATTTACCCAATCTAATCCAGATGAACCATCAACATATGCAAATGCAGTATCATCTAAAGTGCCGTACTTACCAGTAACACCATTTCCGGATCCAATGGCATTACAGTAATCTTTTAACTGTAGTGTTGTACTGATACCAACTCCAGTATCTCTAGTACCAGTTACAAAATCTACAGCATGAATATTAAATTCTTGTGTTTCGGATTGTAATACGGAGAGAACTGATCCGAAGGGAACTAATGTTGATGAGGCGTATTGTGCTACTTCGCCTAGATCTTCAGTAGGTCCATTATCATCTGTTACTAAACCGTAATCTTCTGTTGAAGTTACTGCGGATAATCCAGCTCCACCAAAAGTGAAATCCTGTGCAGTAAATGGATTTATAGATTCTACGTTATAATCAAATGATCTTGAGATATCTCCTAAACTTTCTGCGGTTCCAGAAAAACCAAGTCTTAAATTACCTTCTGGGATATATGTAAAAGTGGCCATCAGATTCCACCTCCCGATTTATCTGGAACTACTAATCTTTCTAAACCATTATTAATTTCAAAGAACGTTCCATAACCAAACCAAGTAATTTGTAATCCATTAAGGATGACTGATTTTTTGGTAAGTTCTTCAAGTCTAATAGCGTAGATGGAAACTCTCTTAGTTTTTGCTCTAACAGTCTTCTTAGAGAGTTTAACCGTACCAAACGGAGTTAAGGTTTCGGTAACGGTTATTGAACTGTAGTTATCGACAGTTTCGCTACAACTTGTTATACTTCCGCAATCGAGTACTTCATCTGGAGAATCGGAAAGAAGTCCGCAAGAATCCTCCAGATATTCATTTACAGATGATATATTGTACTCGTAAACAGCCATCCTTTACTAATATAAGTAGGAAAAAAAGAGGGGACTGTAATTCACAATCCCCAAAAAATCACAAATATATTTAATTATATATCAGTCGAGAGAGACGTTCAATGTGATCTTAATTTGGTCACCGTTGTTCTGAATGGTGTAAGGACCATTTGTGAATCTTTCAGCGTACATGATCGAGCTGTAAAGAGTTGCGGTTGACCAACCTACTTGTGCGTTTGGTGTTGGATTTAGTGCTGGAGTTGTGTAGAACTCGTCAGCGTTTGGTACTGAGAATACAGTGTAGGTATTTGAATCAGTTGTCGTGTTTGCTGCACCAGCTGCGATGTAAACAATATCACCAGCAACTAGTTGGTGACCAGCTGCACTAATCTTGGAATAAGAGAATTCAACAGTTGGGTTTGTCGCAACCTGAATGTTGTCGATTAGTGGTAGGTCTAGATAGATAACTTTGAGTGCTCTATCAATACCGATAACTTGTGTTCCTGTTTGAATACCAGCGTTTCCACCAACGATCATTCCTAGGGTTAGGTCGTCGATGCTGATGTCTGGGTCAACAGTGATGTACTTGTTACCAATAACTCCGATTGTTGGGTCGCTGTTATTTCCTTTGGAAACGGTGGTTCCGATACCAACTGAAGCGTAATCAACTACACCTTGAACAGCAATTGGCATGTTGTTTGCACGAGTTACATAGTAACCGTAAACATCACCAGCGTCTCCAGTGAATGTGAATGTTTGTTCTGGATATGTTGCTGTCGTTCCAGATCCAACCTGATTTACTCTCCAACGGGAACCGTTAAGAAGAATACCAGTTTGTGATGTATAACTTTGATCGGTTCTATTATTTACGCAATATGGATATCCAGTATAAGGAGCGTATCCATAAGCATTAGTGTTACCGATACCATAAGGCTCATAATATGCACTCGCTGAAGGAACATCACTCTCAGCTGGAGTGGTATTACTTGTGAAAAGTTTTAGAACTAGATTTCTAGGAGATTGGTCGGCAAGACTTGCAGTGTGGTTGTTCTGTGCAACCAAGTATCTTAGGGACTCAAGTTCTCCAATATTTGGGACTAATAGTGCCATGTAAACAACTCCTTCTACAGACTGTTAGAATTAATAACTATCATTATTTATAATTAAGAACTTTCAGAATATCAGAGTTTAAGTTTCAATGAAATAAGAAACCTTCTGATACCACTTACAGAAACAACATCAAATGATAAAATATCTCCCGCTGTGATGGTTTTATCCCATCCAATCAAATTATCATCTCTATATTTTTGAGTATTTGATAATGATAAATTTGATGGAAGAATTGATGTATATGTCGGAAAGTCGGTGTAATTTGATTTTTTAATATTTAAATTCAAATCTCCTTCTTGATCGGATAGTATAGTGAAAGATTCAATAACACCAGTCACATCAATAGTTATATTTCCTTTATTTCCGGCTAACATATCGTGAGAACCACTATCAACAACATAATTAACAGTTCTCGTCAAATCCGCTGTTGTCGCTAAAGCAATAATGAAAACATCATCACCGGGATCTGGTGCAGTTGTGAAAATTATATAAGCACCGGAAGTAGTAAAATCTTCAACTGGTTCCATAACCAGATTATTTTTTACAACAATAAGTTGTTGATCATTTATTGGATCATAGGGAGTTCCACCCTTTGATAAAGCAAAAGTTTGTCCTACTCCAGTGAATCCAGAATTAATTTCATCTAGAATTAGATTTCCATATTGAATAGACTTTGTGGGAATCTCATAATCAACTCCAATACTATATGGATTTCTATCGTTAACAGTTACTAGATAGTCGGTCATGATACTCCTGGTGTTACTAGAACGTTTCCTTCAACAGCTC